TTACAAAGCGAGTGAAACAGGTATTCTGGATGATGAGGAATTGGACAGTGCCAAGAAAAGCATGTCTGAGGATCAGTTTAATCAGGAATATGAATGCAGTTGGGTTGCCAATGTTCCTGGTGCAATATGGGCTAAAGAATTAGAAAAAGCAAGCCAGGCTGGGCGTATGACCAATGTTCCTTATGATGAGGGGCAAAAGGTTGATACCTGGTGGGATCTAGGGGTGAATGATAGCACGAGCATCTGGTTTACGCAGAATGTTGGTCGTGCCATTCATGTGATTGATTATTATGAAAATCGTGGTGAGGGATTGAATTTTTATGCAAGAATATTGCAAGAAAGAGGGTACTTGTACGGTACACACAATGCCCCCCATGACATCGAAGTGCGAGAGTTGGGTTCTGGTAAGTCCAGAAGGGAAGCGGCCTATGATCTGGGAATTAATTTCAGAGTGGTGCCGAAACTGCCCTTGGAGGATGGCATCCATGCCGCCAAGATGATTTTGGCTAAATGTTATTTTGATCGTGATCAATGCAAAGTAGGGCTGGAAGCTCTTAGGCATTATCACAGGGCATACAATGAAAGAATGAAAACCTTTCGCTCTACGCCTGTACATGATTGGTCATCTCATGCCAGTGATGCTTTTCGGTATTTTGCCGTTGGTCACAGGGATGTAAGCCATGCGATTAGACCGCCGCAAAGACAGGCAGAAATGAATTATAATCCTTTTGAAGTGAGGGCATAATGGGATTCTTTACAGATTTTGTAAACAATTTAAAGCGTAATTTTACCGATCCTGTTGGATTAGCGCAGGATATGGGCGCAGCGGAAGAAGCTAGTGGAATTAAAGAAAGCGAAAGACGTTTTAAACGAGCTGAATTTGATATTGGCACAGGTGATAATAAAATAGAAGCTGGTGATTTTTACACAAAGCCTATGGACATATCTAAAACTGAAGGTGAGCAAAGGCGTGATGATCGTGATGCTGCTAAAGCTGCACAAGTAACAACAGCGGCAGCATCTGCACCAGCAGCAGCGGCTACGACAACAGCAGCAGCGGCAACGCCAGTAGAAACGGCTCAATCTGTTATGACGCAATTAGCTGATACGACAAAATCAACAAGTTCAGCAACGGTTGAAGAAGCTAAAAAAGACAAAAAAAGAGGTTTAAAAGGTGGCACGATAGCAACATCAGCGCAAGGATTGCTATCGAGTGATATGACAGGACTTAGGCCTAAAAGGTCGTTATTGGCTGGTGCGTAATGGCTTATGGTAAAAAAAAGAATATGGCTGGCATGATGGGGGCCTTATCATCCCAGCCATTGCAAAATATGCGGTTTTCTATGAATTTTAATCCATTAGAGCGATTAAATCAGCGTATGGCTGGTAAGTCACAAGGCCGAAGTATGGCTGGTGTAAAAAAGAAAAAGCAATCATTGTTAGGAATGTCTTGATGACGAAACCAAATAAAATGGTCGATCAGCTGAATCGAAAGCATGAAAAGCTTTTAGGTCAGAGATCGAATTGGGAAAAACATTGGCAAGAGCTTGCTGATTATTTATTGCCAAGAAAAGCCGATATTACCAAGAAAAGAACGCAAGGTGATAAAAGGACAGAGCTAATTTACGATAGCACAGGTATACACTCTGTTGAGTTGCTTGCCAGTAGTTTGCATGGCATGTTGACAAGTCCAGCAAACCCCTGGTTTTCCATGCGGTATAGAGATTTACAGCTGGATCAGGATGATGAAGCGAATGAATGGCTAGAGGGTTGTACCCAGTTATTAAACAAGGCCTTACAGCGGTCTAATTTTCAACAGGAAATCCATGAATTGTATTATGATTTAGTGGTATTTGGTACGGCATGTCTGTTTATTGAATATGATGCAGATGGATTACGTTTTTCCGCTAGGCATATTGGTGAATTAGCCATATCTGCAAATGCGGAAGATCGTATTGATACGGTCTATCGTTCTTTTGATTTGACAGCAAGACAGATTGCACAGCGTTTTGGAAAAGATGATTTGCCAGATAGAGTGCAGAAAGACCTAGATAAAAACCCTTATAACGAACATGAAATTGTGCATGTTGTTTATCCAAGAGAAGATGGTGCGGCAGGGCCTATCAACAAGCCTGTTATTTCTATTTACTATCATAAAGAAACCAAAACACTGCTAGGTGAAGGTGGATTTGATGAGTTTCCTTTTTGTGTTCCTCGTTTTAACAAGGACAGCACAAGTAACTATGGTCGTTCCCCTGGAATGAGTTGTCTAAGCGATGTCAAAATGGTCAATCGTATGTCTGAAGTGAGCATACGATCCGCGCAGAAGCAACTTGACCCTCCCTTAATGGTTCCTGATGATGGGTTTCTTCTACCTGTGCGTACCACCCCTGGTGCGCTGAACTTCTATCGTACTGGAACTAGAGATCGTTTAGAGCCTTTACAGGCTGGAGCGACCAACCCTATTGGTCTTAGTATGGAGGAACAGCGTAGAAACTCTATTCGTTCTGCTTTTTATGTTGATCAACTACAATTAAACCAAAGCCCAAGTATGACGGCAACCGAAGTGTTGCAGCGTAATGAAGAGAAAATGCGTCTTTTGGGGCCTGTTATGGGGCGATTGCAAAGCGAATTACTGCAACCGCTTATTCAGCGTAGCTTTAAATTATTGCTTAGAAATGGTGAATTGCCTGTACCCCCAGAAAGCTTGCAGGGACAGGATATTGATATTGAATATGTATCGCCATTAGCCAAAGCACAGAAAATGACCGATTTGCAATCCATGATGCGTGGTTTGGAAATTATGTTGCAATTGGCAGAAGTTGCTCCTGTTATGGATTATCTGGATGAAAATGGCCTTGTGAAGTATTTAATTGATGTAGCTGGTATTCCAGCAAGAGTCATACGGTCTGATGATCAAGTAGCAGAAATTCGAGAGGCAAAAGCAGAACAGCAACGCATGATGGCAGAGCAACAGCAAGATATGCAAGCTGCGGATCAAATGCAGAAAACAGCCCCTATGATGAAAGTCTTGGCTGAAGCATCTAACGCAGAAACACCGCCAGCTGCATGAAGAATATTAACGAAATAAGGACAGAAGATCTAAAGCGCAACTACCGTTTTCTGTTTGAAACAAATGACGGCAAGGTTGTGCTGGAGCATTTAAAAAGATGTTTTGGCTTTTATCAATCAACATATGCCAAGGGTGAGCCTTATGATACGGCCTTTTACGAAGGGCAAAGGTCTGTTGTGCTTAATATTCTTAGAATGATGGAACCGCAAAAGAAAATAGAACAGCAAAAGGAAGTCAACAATGAGTGAAACAGAGACAACTCAGGCAACTGAATCTCAGGAGGTCGCAGCCCCAGCAGAAGCTGCACCAGTAAGTTTTATCGAAACTCTGCCAGAAGATATACGCATGGAACCAAGTTTAAGAAACTTTACAGATGCCGCTGGATTAGCAAAATCCTATGTGCAAGCACAAAGAATGATTGGTGTTGATAAGATACCAATCCCAGGACAATCAGCAACAGATGAGGAATGGAACAATGTTTATGAAAGGTTGGGAAGGCCTAATGCGCCTGATCAATATGATTTTAATGCCGTTGATGGTTTTGAAGAAGGTGATTTGGCTTCTTTTAAACAAATTGCTCACGATACTGGTCTTAATGGAAAGCAAGCTCAACGTATGGCGAAGTCGCTTGCCGAAAAAGCCAGTGCGGAAATCGAAGCCAGAGAAGCGCAAGCCACAACGCTCATCGGTGAAACGAAAGCAGAGCTTGAAAGAGAATACGGCAAGGCGTTCGACCAAAAAATGAAAATGGCAAAAAATGCTGCTGTGCAGTTGTTGGGTTCAACAGAGCCTTTAGACAATATTGTTTTAGAAGATGGTCGTTTGCTTGGCGATCATCCAGCAATTGTAAAATTGTTTGTACAGTTAGCAGATGCGATGGGTGAGGATTCTCTGGAAGGAGAGCCGCAAGAGCTTATCATGACGCCACAAGAAGCCAATCGTAAGATTATGGAGCTTATGGCAAAAGATACGCCTTATTGGGATAAGGATCACCCACAGCACGATTTTTATGTTAAGGAAGCTCTTTCGCTGAGAGAACATATGTAATTTAGGGCAACCGTTTATCGATCCTGATGCAAGTTGTAAGTCAACAGTATAGCGCGGCTCAAGACGCAAGAATGATCTCGCAAGAGGTAATCAGACGCAAAACATAGTGAAACTTTAGATACAGGAGGTGTGCTTTGAGTACGCAAATAACCACCGCCTTTGTCCAGCAGTATTCTGCTAACGTACAGATGCTATCACAGCAAATGGGTTCCCTTTTGCGTGATACTGTAGATTCAGAATCTGTAAATGGAGATAAGGCATTTTTTGAGCAAGTGGGGCAAGCAGCTGCACAAGCTCGAACAACCAGACATGGGGATACTCCCTTAATGGAAACGCCACATAGCCGTAGAATGGTAACATTAACGGATTATGAATATGCGGATCTTATTGACGATCAGGATAAGCTACGCATGTTGATTGATCCAACATCAACCTATGCAAGGGCAGCCGCCGCTGCCATTGGTAGAGCGATGGATGATACAATTATTTCTGCTATGGGTGGTACCGCTAAGACAGGTACAACTGGTTCAACATCAACAGCTTTACCGTCAGCACAAAAAATTGCTCATGGTAGTACAGGTCTTACCATTGCAAAGCTTGTAACGGCTAAGAAAAAGCTAGATGAGAAATCAGTTGATGCGTCTATCCCTAGATACATTGTTGTATCGCCAGAGCAAATTGAAGATCTGCTTAATAGCACTACTGTAACAAGTGCTGACTTTAATACGGTCAAAGCTTTAGTACAGGGTGATATTGATACATTTGTCGGTTTTAAGTTTATTACCAGCAACAGACTAACAGACGATGGTACAAGCCGTTTATGTTATGCCTGGGCGCAAGATGGTATGAAGCTTGCCATTGGCAAAGAGCCGACAGCTAAGATCGATGAACGCTCTGATAAATCCTACGCAACGCAAGTCTACTACTGTTCTTCTTTTGGTTCGACCAGAATGGAAGAAGAAAAAGTAGTTGAAATTGCTTGTAACGAATAAGGAGGGCTGATTTATGGGTACTGTTTATTCAGATCAAAAAACAAAGTGGGATCAAAATGTTCCAAAAGAGATGATCAAGCCAAACGAGCTTGGTGGTCGAATGAGGATTGCATATGGTTCTTACACTGCCTCTGCTGAGCAAAGCGATATACACATGTTTAACTTGCCTAATGGCGCAAGAATTTTACATGGTGAGCTTGTTCATGCAGCTTTAGGCTCTTCAACAACGCTTAGTGTTGGTCATGCAGCATATAAAGATGTAGATGGCACAACAGTAGCAGCTGATGTTGATGAGTATAAGGCAGCAGCGGCATCAACGTCTATAACAACTGTATCAATCGCAGCAACAGCTGCGCTTGGCAAAAACAGTGTAGTGAATGCTGATAAAGATGGCATTCCTATTACAGTGAGCCTTGCTGGAGCTAACGGCTCTGGATTGATAGAGTTAACAATGTATTACGTTGTTGATTAATACAAAGGGGGGAGCAATCCCCCCTTCTTTTTTTTTAGAGGGAACAAATGGCATCAAAAGTTGATATTGCAAACTTTGCGTTAAATAGCATTGGCGCAAGCACAATCAGTTCTTTAACAGAAAACACAAAAGCTGCGATTGTCATCAATCAAAGGTTTGATAGTGTTCGTGATGCTGTTTTTCGCTCTCATCCTTGGAATAGTCTTATAACAAGAGCAGCTTTATCCAAGGATAGTTCCTCTCCTACTTTTGGCTATGAGAATCAATTTATCTTACCTACCGATCCTTTTTGCTTGCGTGTATTAGAATTTAGCAATGGCACATTAACATATCCTATGGATAACATGACAAGTATTGATGGTTCGCCTGTATTTGTGATTGAAGGCAGAAAACTGCTTACGAATGAAGGAACGGTTAAAATCAAATATGTTGGTCAGGTTACAGACACAACGCAATACGACAGCAATCTAACAGAAACATTATCGGCTAGATTAGCCCATGAGATTTGTTATGCGATTACAGGTAGTACATCGCTTATGACGCAAACGTATCAATTGTATCAGGAAAAACTAAAAGAAGCGCGTTTCGTTGATGCAACTGAAGGCGCACCACAACGCATTGAGGCTTCTGACTTTATCGAAGCGAGATTCTAAATGGCAAAGTCGGCTCCAGCTTTATCGTCTTTTACAGGCGGTGAATTATCGCCAAAGCTAGAAGGCAGGGTAGGATTACAAAAGTATCGTGAAGGTCTTTCTGAGCTTACGAATTTTGTTGTTTTACCGCAAGGTGGCGTTACGAGAAGGCCAGGCACAGAATATCTAGGGGAAGTTAAGGATAGTGATGACATAACTCGATTGATCCCTTTTCAGTTTAAAACAAGTGATACGTATATTCTTGAATTTGGTGATCAGATTATGCGTGTTTATCGAAGTGGTCGGCAAATCTTAACAGGATCTGCTAAAACACTTACAGCCATTACAAAGGCTAATCCTGGCGTTTTAACAACAAGCACAAGTCATGGATTTAGCAATGGTGATGAAATATTTTTGTCGATGGTATCAAGCGGTACAACAATACCATTAGACAGCAATACTATGAACGAATTGCATGGTCGTAATTATCTGGTGGCAAATGTTACATCAACGACATTTACATTGACAGATTTGCATGGTGTAGCAATTGATACGACAAATTTCTCAACATTTACTGCTGGTGAATCTCAAACAGTTGATAAGATCTTTGAGGTAGCAACGCCTTATAGCTCATTAGAATTAGCGGATGTTAACTTTGCACAATCTGCTGATACCATGTTTTTAGTGCATCCTAGTCATGCGATAAGAACATTAACACGATCGGCGAATAATAACTGGACTTTTGCAACTCCAAGTTTAACAAGCCCACCTAGTAGTCTAAATGCAAGCTCTGACAATTACCCTTCTGTGGTAACATTTTTTGAACAAAGGTTAGTGTTTGCAGCGACAAATAACAATCCGCAGACATTGTTTTTTAGTAAGAACGGTGATTATACAGATTTTACAGTGGGAACGAATGCAGACGATGCGTTAAGTTATACAATAGCTTCCAATACAGTTAATGAAATACGCTGGATGTCGGCAACAAGAGTATTAACAATTGGCACATCTGGTGGTGAATATGTGCTTACCACTGATTCAAACGGCCCTATTACGCCTACATCAACACTTATTAGAAAATATAGCAACTACGGCAGTGCTAAAGTTGCGCCAGTACAGGTTGCAGATGTAACGCTTTTTCTCCAAAGAAATCAACGTAAGGTGCGTGAGTTTCGTTACGTTGGAGATGTAGATGAAAGCGGTTATTCAGCCCCTGATATGACCATATTGAGTGAACATATTACAGATGGCGGCATAACAGAGTTTGCATATCAGCAAGAACCAGATTCAATTGTGTGGTGCTTGAGATCAGATGGTACGTTGTTAGGAATGACTTATCGCAGGGAAGAACAGGTTGTTGCCTGGCATAAGCATGTCATAGGCGGTTATTTTGGATCACCAACAATAACTGTAGCTAATTATGCATCTATTAGTGCTGGTAGCACAGTTACGCTTACAAAAGACGATGGAACGAGTGTCGTATTTACAACAGATGCTGTTGGAAGTGATGCTGCATCATCAGCTTTGCATTTTAGGCCAAACACAAGCAATAACGCGACAGCAACATTATTAGCAACAGCTATTAATAATCATAGTGATTTTGCAGCAAGTGCAACAGGTGCTGTTGTAACAGCAAGAGATAGTTCTGGAGGAGCTTTAACTATTACTTCTTCACAAAGTAATTTTTTTGCCGTTACATCACAGGCGCAATCAGTTGTAGAAAGCATTGCAACTTTACCAAGTGAATCTGGTGAAGATGAATTGTATTTAATTGTCAAGCGAACAATAAAAGGTTTGACAAAAAGATATGTCGAGCGATTGCAATCTATTGATTTTGGCAATTCGACAGAAAAAGGTTTTTTTGTTGATAGCGGTCTTGCTTATCCGACAGATTGGCCTACTGCTGGAACAAGTACGACAGCCATGACAGGGTTGTATCACCTTGAAGAAGAGGTTTTAGAAATTATGGCAAATGGGGCGGCTCATGCTAACCGAACCGTCTCAAGTGGTAATGTCACTTTAAGTTTTAACGCAACAACAGCTGTTATGGGATTTCCTTATAATAGCGTTATGCAGACATTGCGTTTGGAAAGCGGTAGTGCAGACGGCACCTCACAAGGTAAACCAAAACGTTTACATGGCATTACAATACGATTATTTCGTTCTGTTGGATTAGATGTTGGAGCTAGTTCTGATTTATTAGAAACCCTTAATTTTAGAGATAGTTCAATGGCAACAGATACAGCTGTTCCATTGTTTACTGGCGATAAAGAGGTCGAGTTTACAGGCGGTTTTTTTGAAGATGATCGTGTCTTTATTCGTCAAACACAAGCTTTACCATTAACCGTCTTGGCTGTTTATCCAAGACTTAACACATTCGATATATAATATGTTTTGGCAAGCCGTAACAGCAGGGGCTGCACTTTACAGTGCTTTTTCACAAAAAGCAGCGTATGATGATGCAGCAGACGCAGCAAAAGAAGTTGGCGAGAAAAACGCACAACTTATTGAGCGTGATATTGATTTGTTAGAAAAGCAAAGAAATATCATTAATACCAATAATAATATTTTTAAAACTAGACGAAAAATAAGTTTAGATGAGGTGCAAAGCCAAGTTAGGGCAAATACAGCCTTTGCTGGCATTGACATTGCGAGCGACACTACTTTTGAGAATTTAGCACGAAATGCAAGGGAATATGATTTTGAAATAGCAACAGCTGATTTTAATAACGAAGTAGCTAATATGCAAATAACAGACGCACAGGAAGATAAGCGATTATCCGCTGAGCTATCGCGCATGGAAGGAGGAATGCAAGCCGCAAGTTTGCGTTCCCAAGGTACGACGTCGTTAATAAGTGGCCTAGGCCAAACAGCAAGAATGATTGATCAATATGGGTTTTTTAGCTAATGAGAATACCAACATATAGAGCGCAAGTATCACCGACAGGTGAAGCACCTGGTCAGCCAATTAGAACAAGGTATAATGCGAATATAGCTGTGCAAAGCCAGCTAGATAAAGCAAAGCCCTTAAATGCCGCCTTACAAGAAATAGGTGAATTTGCAAGAGTGCGTTATGAGATGGCAAGGGATAACTTGCTTAATGAAGCAACACTTGCTGCTGATGAAAAGATTTTTGAAGCTTATAGAGACTTAAAAGATAGCAAGGACTTTAATCGTGTTTTAGATGGTGACAATCCTCTTTGGAACCAACGTATGCAAAAAGTCAAAACAGACTTGCAAAAGACATTAGGCAAGGACAAATACAGCAACAGCAAATTTAATGCGTATTTTAATCAATCTGAATTGCGTAATCGTTTTAAGCTTAGAGGTGTTATTGATACAAAAGTAAAACAAGCTGCTGTTCAATATCGCAATATGCAAAATCAAAATTTTGCAAAAACACATGGAAACAAAGACGGCAACATTAATGATGTAAAAAATGACCTTGTTTTGCTTGACGTCAACGCATCAAGGTTGGCTTCTCACAAAGTAAAAAATCAATCTTTTTTTGATTATAGCAAAATGAGTAAGCAATCGAGATCTACTCTTATGTTTACGGCAGAAAGAGCTTTAGTAGATTATGCTTTTAATGCTGACAATTTAAGCTCTATGCAAGTTATTGAGAATGTGGTTGATGCTGTAGTTAATAATCAAAAAACAGCAGATAATAGCTACACGACACAATTATTAAGTTTAATAGCGCAAACCGAAGGTAAAGATGCAGCTATAAATATTATTAGAAAAGTAGCTTCTGATTCACAGTTTGTCGACAAAATAACTAATAATTTGCCATCTGATATACGAAAAGCAAAAATAAATGAATTAGAAGTAAAAACAAACGAATATCAAAACACAGTTGATAATTTAGGTAATTACCAATTTTTAGATGAGAATGTTTTAGAGGAGTTAATAGATAAAGGATCAGCATTTAAAGAAATTGCAACAGGATTAGGTAGCAAAAGCATTGTGAATGATATTGATCGTTCCTTAAATAAAATAAATAGAAAAATTACAGATAAGGCGATTTTTAATGAATTTAATCAAATAATGCCAGTTAACCATCAAGCTTTTTATGAAAAATATGAAAAAGATCAAAAAACAGCAAATGGTGTAGCTAATTTTGAAACAGCAAAAAAAATTGTTGAAAATTACAATAAAGAATTATCACAAAACGAAAATAATGTTGTTGGTTTTTCTTTAGAAAAGTTTGGTGAAGATTATCAACTTGCAACTAACCAAGTCATGCCCAACATTTCATTTGATGAATTATCACAGCCACCTACAGATGCAACTAGAGCAAAAGTACAATCATTAAAGAACTTTGCTGTTTGGACACAAAATAATGTTAAGCGTTCAGAAAACATGCAAGTATTGCCTAGGAGCATAATTAATAAATTTACTGATGTACAAGCGCGAAGCAACCGACTTGGTGATTTAACGTCTTTCCAAAATTTATTTGATCATTTTCAATCTGTTGATTTGTACGATGAAATACTTATGCAATTAGGAGAAAGCCCAGCTTTGTTAGCTGTTGGAGATTTGATACAAAGAAATAAAAAAGAAGATGCCAATTTAATACTTTCTGGCGTCAATAAATTATCAGATTCAAAAGATCTTGTTGTAACTGATTTACGAAATTCTGAAATACATTCAAATATATTATCACAAGTTTTTGATACAAATACTGATGTTGGTCGATCAACTGTAAGAGCCTACAGTCAAGCAGCGCAAGCTCATCAAATAGCTAAATTTGACGCAAAAATTTATGACATAGATAATTATGATGGAAATAAAGATTTAAGAAAAGAACGCATAAAATTAGATGCTTTAGATTCAATAAATGCAGTTTTAGGAATATCTTTAGGGCCAGATGGCAATCAATATGGTGGCATACAGGAAATTAACAACAGCTTAATGTTAGTGCCTGATGCCTTTACAGCGGATGATGTTGAGCATTTTATATCTAATTTAAATAATGGCGACATTATTAATAGTGATGAAAGCATGGGTCTAACAGTTGATCCAAACACACTTAGAGATATTAGAGGTGGTGGTGATTTTGAATTTAAACCTATTTCAGCAAGTGAGGGCAGTAATTTATATGTTGCTTTTAAAAGAGAGCAAGACGGTCAATTAACGCTTGTTTCATTATTTCGTGATAAAGTTGAAACAGATGTGCATGCTGTATTTGATTTTAATACTATAAATTTAGGTATTAAATATACAGAAAATCCAGAAAATAATTTGTCAGTTATTCAAGAGCAGCCAATTGAAGGTCTTGAAGATTTTGATTTAAGAAATCAACAGCAACAATTTGAATTGCCGTCTTTTACAGGTAATTAACATGGTAGTTTTCACAGGCAAAACAGATACTTCTATTTACAAATTTGCGCCTAAAACAGCAAGAGGTGCATATTCATTTGTTGATAATTATAGTATGTCAAAAAAACTTTTTGATGTTTTAAATGCAAGTGATGCCGCTGGCAATGCCTATACAGAAGTATTAGATCCTATTGTCGCAACTATTAATAAACGAGCTAAAGAAAACAATTTAGATATTCCTGATAATCCTGATGCATCAGCAGCATCAAAATGGTCGGATATAGACATTAAAAAAACTCTTACTGAGCCTGGCATATCTTATAAAAAACAGATTGTTAATCCTGGTTTAGCAATGGTGGGTTACTCGTCTATTGATGAAATTTACGGAAACGATAGCGAAGCTAAGTTTAGCAATAGCTTAAATATCATGCTTGATTTTATACAACAATATCCAGATATATA